GAACTTCTTTGTAATATTCTTTATTATTTTCAGAAAAAGCACTAATATTACTAGTATTACCATACTCATAAATATACTGATTTCCCAATCTAATTCCTAATTTTGGAACAGGTTTATATATAAAATAAGCTTCTTTAGGAGTTTTTTCTGTGGCAACTTTTTGATATAATACACCATCATTACCATTACTTAATAAAATATAGGGTTTATTATGAATTCCTTTAAAAGACCCTGATTTTATTTCCGGCAGTTTAAGTACATTTTTATTTATTATTTTAACACCATTCAATTGGTTTCTTTTAAGAACTGGTACTAACTCTGGTTTATGCCAATTATTTCTAAATATTTCATTAATTAGTGAAGTACTATCAGTTCCACTATCAGCTAAAAACTCTTTAAAATGGTATATACCATTTTCTACCAATGGTTCGAGTCTATTAACTGGTATATGTTCATAAAAAGAATTCATATTAGTTTGAAAACCAGAAGTATTAAATGTATATATTATTAAATCTTCAGCAAAAGATTTTAGTTCTTGATCTTCTTCTTGGTCTATAGCTTGCTCCCAATGTCTAGTAAAATTATTTAATATCTCAACAGATTTCTTTTTAGTATTATCAAAATTGACAAATTTATATTTTTGTTTAATATCACCTTCTAATAAATTTAAAAAAGGACTATCTTGGTATTTATCTTTTAATTTAAAAAGTTGATCATATAAAGTATTATCCCCTACAAATAAACTTTCTAAAGATTGTGTACTAGCTCTTAAATCAGTACTTCCAAGTATAGTAGAGAATAAAGATTTTTCTAATAAGAAACCTAAGTTACTATTTGTTAATAGTTCTTCTTCTGGATTTATGATATTACTTATTGTATTATAAATTTCTTGTGCATAAGGAGTAGCAGTAACTAAAGCTTGTTCAAATATTTTTAATGATAATTCTGTACTATTATCATAATATGTACCTAAAAATGTATTATCAAATTTAGCTTGGTAATTTTCAAAGAGATTATTTTGTTTTAATTTACTTACTTTATTTTTATCTACTAAAGCTGATATAAAGTCTTTACCAGCACCATTGACATCTTGTTTGGTACTTAGTACAGTTTGAGCAAAATCATTACCAAGGGTTTCCAAATAAGTATAGTAATCTAACATACTTATTTGGTTTGTAATATAATCTTCTATTTTTTTATTATTAGTAGATTCTTCATCTGTTAAATTATCTCCTAATGTATAATTTACTTTAGGTTTGTTTAAACCTTTTTCAAAATATTTTTGTATTTTATCATATTGTTTTTTATCTCTAAAAGAGGTTAATTCTTCAATAGTAGCCTCAGCAGATAAAGTTTTGCTTTTAATATCATTTAATCTATTTTCTGGTATTTCATATTTATTAATAAGTTTATTAATAGTTTCATCTCTAACAGAATTATACTTTGGTTCTACTATTCTAGCTTCTCTAGATTTTTTTTCATTAATATACTCTCTAACAGATTCTTGCCCTATAATCCTATTAACTATTCTAAATGGTATTCCAGCTCTTTCTAACATAGAAACCACATTTTCTGTTTCTGGTATTCTATTACCTTTAGAAGTAAAATCTTCTTTAGCTATTTCTAAATAACCGTTTAATCCCATAGAGAGTACTTCTGAAATATTAAATTCACCAGTAGCATCTTTGATATGGTTAAAGGAAGTTTGATTTCCTTTATATTTTAAATCTTCTTCTAGTTGTTGTAATGGATCAAATTTAGAAGAAGTATAAATTTCCTTTTCTACTTCTATTTGTTTGTAACTTAATCCTATTTCTTCTGCTAATTTTTCATTTGAAGTTATATTAATTTCAGCCAATTGCTTATTAGCAGCATCTAATACTTCCTTTTGAGTATTACCTACAAATCCTCTTAAAGGTAAAAAATTACCTGTAGTTTTTTCTAATATGTTATAATTTCCATCATTAGTTTTTGTTAAAAACCCTTTAAAATTAGGAGCTTCTGTAGCTATAATATCATATCCTTCAAAATCTTTAAAGGTTGTTTTTTTACCTATTTTTTGAAATTCTCCAAAAACTAACCTGCTTTCTTTAACTTTTTTAAACTTTTTGGTATCTTTTTGTTTTTTAATTTGTTCTATAGGATTAATACCCAAATCCCTATTCATCTTTAAATCAGCTAATTGAGCTAAAGGCATATCAACTAATTGATTAGATTTTAAACCAACTCCTTTTTTTCCAACTGAATTATCAAATTTTTTATTTATTTGATAACTAGCTGAGAAGAAATTTAATCCTGGATCAATTTCATCTTGAAAATATTCTTTAAATGTTTCTCTAACATCTTTTTCCAAAGCTTTGTTATCCAAAGGAGACATCATTTTTTCAAACATTTCTGGAGCTTCTAATACAGCTCTCATAGTCTCTATTAACTTATTCTCAACAGCTTCTTTAGGTTGCTTATTAGCAGATTTAGTATTATCATATTCAATATATTCTAGTTTTTCTACTTTACCTACACCATATTCTTTTCTATATTTATCAGCTAATTCATTATTATCAGAGAATAATATTTTAGTAATAACATCATCTTTAGCTTTATTGAAAATTTGTTTTTCCTGTAATCTTTTATCTTGTTGCTTTTGTCTTTTTATTTCTACAACAGATTTTTTATTACTGTTAACAAACTTCTTAAACTCTTCTATATCTTGTTTAGAACCTAATATGTGGATTTGTTCTTTTAATTTAACAAAATGTTGAATACCTTTTTCATTTGTAATTAAATTAAAAGTTGTTTCGTTTGTTATATCTGGATTATTTAAAATAACAGCTAGAGGTTCTCCATAATTTTTAGCAGCTTGTTGAGTTGTTGTAAAGTAGTACCCATACCCCAATTCTCCACTTTCATATGTTCTATCATCATCGGGTTCAAATAATTCAGCATTATTTTTAAATCCTTCTTTTAATATTTTTTCTTTATTGTCAGTACCATGATAAACAATATCTTTTACTTTACTATCAGGGAATATAGTATCAAGATATTGAGAATATTGCTCTGGTGTACCTATATTAGCTAATTCAGGATTAGATTCAAATAGTTCTGATACTCCCTCTTTAACATCTACCTTCTTTTGTACTTCTGACGAAGAAATATCAAACATTAATTTTAAATCTTCTTCATCTAACTCAATATCGTATTTATCTAATATATCTTGTAATGATTCTAAATCATCTCCTATATTATTTTTAATAAATTCTTTAGCATTTTTATAAGTCCCCTTGGTATACTTAACTTTAAGATTAGGCATGATAATATACATTTTATCAATATCAAAATCACTACCTGTTTTAGTAGTAATATCTGCATAAGGAATAATTGTATCTCCTGATGATTCAGGTAATATACCTACTATCTCTAAACTATCTGTAGAAGACAAAGTTTGGTTAGGAATTCTATAACCTATAATTCTTTTAGTTTTCTCATCTTGAAATAAAGCTCTTAATTCTTCATTAGTTAGCTTTTTCCAATTAGGTACTAATTTAGATATATACTGAGAAGATATAAATACTTGTCCAGGTTTTACTTTCTTTTTACCATTTGCAGTAATAACTTCAGGAGCTTGTAATCTATTTCTATCTACTAACATTTTAATGCCTAATTGATCAATATTATAATCATCTATAAACTCATCAATTAACCAACTAGATTGTTGTATATAAGCTCCACCATTAGTTTTAATATCTACAGTAGCTTTCTTAATAACACTTTGTAGTATATATTGTATCTCAGTTCTTTTGTTTGCTATTAAATCTAAAGGGGTTTCTCTTTTTAAAGCCGTAATTAGGTTATCTGGAGAATTTTTATCAATAACAGTTTTTACTAGTTTATCATAAAAAGCTTCTTTATTTACAATATTACCATCTACATCAAGACCCAATTCTTTATTTAATTGCAATTTGCCTTTATTAGATAAATCAGAAACAACATCAACTAAATCATTAACCACTTGTTCCCCTAATAAATCTCCTAATTGTTGATCTTTAGTAATTCCTTCAATAATATTTTTAGTAAGCTGTGAGCCTAATAAAGTTTGCTTATTGCCTTTAGGAGTTAAATCTTGCTGTATTTTATATTCATCATTTCTTAACTCAGTAGTATAAAATTTAGATTTACTAAAATCATCAGTATCTATTTCATTTGGTAATTTAGCTCCTAGTTTAATACCATCAACTACTACAGCTTCATCTATACCTTCTGCAATCATTTGCTTATGTAATTCATCTAGTTTAGTTCCTTTTATTACATGGGGAATTAAAGGAGCAGCAGAATATTTTACATAAGTAAAATGACCTTCTTTAGAAATACCAGAAAACACCCCTTTAATTGGTTGAGCAGTATATTGCCAATCTTCAGCAGTTTGTGTACCAGCTTCTATTCTAGTAACAGCTTCAGCAAATTTAGGATTCCAATGGTTACTTCTTTGCATTATAAACTTCCATCTATCCCAAGTAATCCATCCTTGAGCATCTGTCTGATTAATATTACTATAAGCTTTTGCTAGTTGAGGATAATCAGCTCTAAGTTGTTTTAAATTAACAGATTCTACCATTTGATTAGGTAATGTAGCGACTTTAAACCAAGTAGGATCACCTTTTCTTAGATGTAGATATGTTCCATCAGTTATAGTAGATGGGTATCTTTTAGACAAATCTATAAGCCCCTTAGCTTCAGCCCAATCACTCATAAACAATTTACTAAATTCAATATTAGCTATTAAACTATTTATAGAAAAATCTCTTATTATATTTTCAGTATTATTATTATGATATTCTTTTATTTTTTTATCAATACCTAATATATCATTATCTTGATCTAATAAGCCAAGATTGTTAATTAAATTATAATCTTGTATATAAGTTGCTTGTAAAGTAGTATTTATTATATCTAAAACTTCAGGAGAGTTTTTAAACTCTTTTTCTGTCCATTGTAATTGGTTATTACTGTCAAACATTAAATCCCCATTTATCTTCATAGAAGTTTTTACAAATGGATTTAAGTTTGGAAATAAAGCAGATTTGAAAGCATTACCAGCAGGTCTTATGCCTTTTATAGAAGTATCATTGGTTAATACTATAATAGTATTTCCTTCTTTATCTTTTTTAGTATATTCAAAATAATTTACTTTTCCTTTTTTATCTAATTTAAAATGGTAGTCCTTTATTAATCTATCTGCATATTTAATTCTAGATTCTTCATCTTTAATATATTCATATTCTTGTATAGCTCTATTTATTTCATCTAAAGCATATCCAGCAAAAATATCAGTAATTTCTTTAGTATAAGTTTCTTCACCAGTAGTGGAGACATCTATTAAATCGAAACCTTCTATATGTACAGCTCTACCTTTATCAGCCATGGCAGGGGTATAAAAAATAGAATTCTCTCCTTCTTTTCTACCTTTAAGGGTTTTACTAATCATATCTATAAGTTGATCAGCTTTTTCAATTTTTTTATTATCAATACCAGCATCTCCAGAAGAATCTTTTTTAAGATTAAGAAAAGTATCTATTTTTAATTTATCTAATTCTTCTTTATTACCTTCTTTTATATTTTTTCTTACTTTAGCATCCCAAAGACTATATTTATAAAAACCATCTTCTAACTTAGTTTGAGCTAAATCCCCAAGTTTTAACTTTTCCAGTTTTTGTTTTAGGTAAGTTTTTTGTGAATAATTCCAGTTAGGTTTACCATCAGCCCCTAATGCTGTATTTTCAAATAAATCTATTCTATTTTTTAGTTCTGCTTGAGCTAATTGCTTAATTATTTTTTTAGCCCCTACATCTTTAGCAAATACATTTAAAGGATTAGTTGGATTACCATCTTGATATAAAACAGCCTCACTTGGTTTTGATAGAGTAGTTCTAATATAAGAAAGTTCTCCACCGAGCCTTACAATAGAACCCATTAAATCTAATTCATCTTCCTTTTGATCTTGTTTTAAATAATCATATAAAGATTTTTCAGATATTTTAATACCACTTTGATTTAATACTTCTAATAAATCATCAAAATATTCTTGTTTATATTTAATTTTCTTTTGTCTGAGTTTACCATTAGTACCAATTAAATCATTAATTTTATCAACAACCTCTTTAGCTTTATTTTTATTGTAAACTAGTTTACTTTCCTCTTGATTGTAATTAAAAAACTGTGATATAAAATAATTATCCCACTCCTTTTTTAATTTATTTGAAGGAGAATTGGTATTACTACTATTAAATATATTAACTTTTTCTTCCCCTAAAATAGTTGTAATAAAATTATTGGTTGCTAAATTAAATGCTTGTACAAACTCTGTTTTTTTAAATTGAGGAAATTTTGATATTTCATCTAACAAATATTGAACAGTAGCATCATCTGCATATTCAATTCTCATTTTATTAAACATTACATCAAATTTATCTATTTCAATAATATTTTTATTATTGACTACGGATAAATCTACTAGAGTAGTAACAAACTTATTATACACCTCATCAAATGAAGCAAAGTAAGGTTGTTCAGAAGTTACACCATTACTAAATGTAATTTCTTGTGTTAAGGGTTCATATAATTTTTTACCATCTTCATATACAAACCTAAGCTTAGGTACAAAATTAAAAAGTAGTTTAATATTAGCTGAAGCATTATCTTTAGAGTCCTTTTCAAAAGATTGTTTAAAATCCAAAACCTTTGAATTCTCAATTTCATCATTTGTTTCACCATCTTGTAGTTCCTCTCTGTCTATTACAGTTTTAATACCAATATCTTTTAATCTTTTTTCTACTAATCCTTGTAAGATTTGTATTTGATTTTTATTTCCTCCTAATAGTTGATATATAGAACTTTCTGGTTCATATAATGTACTAAAACTAACTCCTTCTAATATATCTGCATCGGCAGTAGAATTATCACCAAATAATTCATATAAAGCTAAATCTACTAAGTATTTTTCTGATACAGGGTTTAAATCTAGTTTATTAAAATTTAACCAATATTTATCTCCATCTAAAGTAAATATATAATATTCTCCTTGATTATTCTTATGTAATAAAGGCTCACCGTCTACATTAGTATGTTTACCTATTTGTAATAATCTATTACCTTCTGGTTTTTTAAAATCTTCTATATAGTCAACACCATATATATTATCTAGAAAATCTTTATCAGTAAGCCTAGACCAAAAGTACAAAGCATCATCTTCATTAGGAAATGCTTCTATCAGTTGACCATAAAGTCTAGATTCTTTAGTAGGGTCTATTATATTTGCTATTATACAAGTCATATTAACATTTATCTTTTGTTATTTTACTTACCTCTTTTTCTGTATTGTTGATTTTATTTTTTAATTTATCAAAAATATTAACCTCTGTAGGTTTTACTTGTGCTTTAAAACTTCCGCCAGTTGATTTCATAGTTGTATTCATTTTTTTTGTTATTTTATTAACTGGTAAAGTTGCAAATTCTTTTTGACTTTTCCTAGGTTTATTTAATTTATCTTTTGTAGTATCATTCCCAGGTTTAACCTGACTTACTTCATTAGCAACGTAAACAAAACCTCCCAAATGTCTTTTAGTAGGATCACTTAACCCTTCTGTTCTAGGAGTAAATAAAGTTTTATTTTCTTTTTCTATAACAGCATCAGTTAAAAGATAACCATTATTAATAATAAATTCTTTATATTTAGAATCAGCCTTTATTTTTCTTATATTTATATTAGGAGCTTTAAATTGTTTTAAAAATGCTGTCAGTTCATCTAGTTTTTCCCCAAAGTTTGTACTGCCCACACTATTACCACCAAAATATAATTTACCTTTTTCTACATATAATTTTGTTATAGGGTTCTTTTTAGAATCTTCTCCTTCATAAACCAAATGAGATAATACTTCAGAATAAGTAGGTAGTTTTTGTTTACCATCTTGTAAATATTCTATAAGTTCTTTGGGTAATAAATCAGCTACAGACTGTTTAATTGGTTTGCCAAAAACATTATTTTCTTTATCTTTATCAGATAATATTTCTCTGTAAAGTTCTTTAATAGCAGTACGTTCGTTAGTAGTATGCTTTCTAACATTAATCTTTAAAGGGAATTTTTCACCATTAAGTTTAGATACTTCTGTAAATATAGCTCCCCCCAAAGGTGTATTATTATGCTCTACAATAATATGATTAAATGTACTATTCCATTCACCATTAGTATTTCTAATTAATCCCTTATCATCAGAATACATAATTTTAATATCAGCTACATCTATATTTTCAAAATCGGGGATTTGATTTATATTTTTATTAGTTTCTTCGGTTTTTAATTCTCCACCATATTGACCTTTAATAATACCTGTTGCAGAAGAACCATTTAATAAGTTAATTAATATCTGCTTCCTAAGCTGCATTTCAGCAGTATAAGCATCTACATCTTTTCCTTCTTTAGGTGGAAATAACCTAGTCCAGTATTGTTCTCCTAACTCACTAAATACAACTCTAATTGGTATTTTCTCAGCTACTAGTTCTAATAACCTATCATCTAAAGGTTTATTATTTAAAACTTGTTTTTGTAGTTCTTGATAGTATTTATATTCTTTTGAAAAGTTTTTCTTAAAAAATTCTAATTCACTTTGTCCACCGGTCTCAGTTATTTTATATTCTACTTGTTGTTCAGCTCTATCTATTGGAAATTTCAAATGTTCATTTAATGCTTTTGACATTTTAGAAGCATCATTAATAACTTTTACATCAGGTAAACCCTTAGATTCTTCTGGTTTAGTTTTATTAACCAAAGTATTATTTACTTCTTTAGTAACAGAGTTAGTTGGTAATATTTCATCAGAAGTGGATTTAGATTGCTGTAATACTTCTACATTTTCTTCTCCTTGGTTTTGTAATTTAGATAACTCCTGTTCAATTTCTTTTTTATTATTTTCATAAAACTGTTGATCTTCTGGAGTATTTCTAGATGTACCCTCACTTATATCTTTAGCAAAAGTTTTAACTTCTTTAGATATAGGAGATTCTTCTACAAAATCATCCATTGTGATAGCAGGTTCTTGAGAAGTATCGGCTTCTACATCTTGATAATCTTCAGGGTTTATTTGCTCTTGATTTTCTTTAATAAATGCATCTATTTCAGAAGGATTAGTTAACTCAGATAGTTCATTAGCTAATTTTTCATTACCATTGTTTAATAATGTAGAGGTAGCTTGTTTTTTAGTTTGTTTTAATTGTTCTGGTATTTCTTGTTTATCTTCAACTACAATTTTTTTATCTTTAACATTTTGTTTTTTAGCAGCTACAGATTTATCATTACCTTCATCAGTTATTTTATTTAAAGCTTTTTGTTCTTCCTCCTGTTTAGTTAATAGTTCATTTTTAGTTTTATTAATTGAGTTTTTTAATATATTATTACCAGTATTTTCAATAATGTCTTTATAAACACCTGATTTATCTTCAATTTTGTTTATAAAATTATTTAATTTTTTACTGTCTGTAATGTTATCTAATTCATTATATAAATTTTTATTATTTGAGTTAAAAAAAGCATTTAATAATTTACTTTTAATTTGTAAGTTTCTACTCTTTTTAACTTCTTCTTCTAGTTCTTCTACTTGTTCTATTTTACCTTCTAAGGGTTCAGTAGAATTAATAATAGTATTTAATCTAACAAAAGGTTGTTGTGCATTAGCATCAGTTAGTTCTTGTCTATCTTGTATTATTTTAGTTTCAATTTCGTTAAATTGAGGTATTAACTTTTTTTGATTAACTAAGAAATTTACTGCATTGTTATTCCTTAGTGGTTTAGTATATAATTCTGTAAATTTAATCGGCACTTCATTAGAAAAACTAAATTCCTTTTTAGGATCAGCTTTCATAATCTCATCTATTATTTGACCTGTATTAATTTCAGGATCAGTATCAGCTTTTTTATTATTATTATAGTTATCTACATATACCCCTAATGTTTCTTCTAGCTCTTTTCTTTTTTCCTGGACTAACTCATTATTAATAATTTTAAGAGTGTTTATATTATCTTTTCTAAGTTCGTTTTCTAATACTTTAGTTGGATTACCGTATTTTCTTACTTGATTATATCTTTGTTTTAAACTAGATAAGGTTTTTAATTTGTTTTGATGATATTCTTTTTCTTCTTGGGATACTTCGGGGTTATTTATTTTTTCTTGTATAATAGAAGTTAATTGAGAATCTGTACCAATACCTATATTTTCCAAAGCAAGATCAATAAATTCTTTATCTGCTATTGCTTTATGTAGTTCAGTATAATTTTCCTCAACCAACTTAGCTTTTAAATCTTGATTAGATATAAATTGTTTATTCTTTTTATCAAAGAATTCTTTAGCTTTTTGTATTTGATCTTGTTGTTTGTTATATTGTTCTTTTTGTTCTTGAAAATTTTGAAATGGTAATTGTGTTACAGAATATTGAATTGGACCAGAAATTAATCCCATAGCTCCTTCTAATAAGGCTTGTTCACTAGTAGCAAAATTTAGTAATCTAGACATTGTGTCAGATTCAAAAGATACTGGTTTTACAAATTCAAATTCTTCTTCTGGTAATAACTCTCTGTTTAATTCTTCTTGTTTGTTTTTATTAACAATGTCTTTTAATTCTTCTTCAGCTCTAAATTGAGTCTCTTTACCAATAACACTTTGTCCTATTTCTTCTAGTCCTTCAAGAGGAGCATTCTTAACTTGAGCTTTCAAGAAGTTTCTTATAGAAGGATTATCTACAAGACCTCTAGCTCCTTTACCTAAAGCATTTAATTGTACTGCATTATTAACAAAAAATAGTTGATTAAGTAAAAAAGTATTATTTGCAGCTTTACCAGCTTGAGCTGAAGCTAAACTAGCTAATCTTTTTAATTCTTCTTCGTTAGGTTCTCTATTATTATTAGATTTTTTAAAATTATCTACTAATTCTGTTAGACTATGATTGTAAGTACTCTCATAGGTTTCTAACCCCATCATAGTAGCTTCACCATAGTTTTGTAATAAAGCTGTACTAGTAGTACCTAATTTACCTTCTTGTAGGGCTGTACCTAATCTATTAGCCATCCATTGTACTCTATTAGCTTTAGTAGCTGTATTAGCTATTTTTAATAAACTTCCTAACCCTTTTACAGCAGCACCAGCTCCCATACCAGTTAAACCAAATCCTACAGCAGAATCTACTACACTTGAAAAAGCATCCCAATAAAAACCTGAGTCACTAAAATCTATTAATTCATTATTTTTTCTGTAGATAGGTAAATTGTCATACATGGCTTCTTTACCTTCTTTAGCTAAATCAGCTATGTAATTAGAAGTTATGGCTTTTCCTTCTATAATATTAGCTATATTAGAAGGAGCATCTAGTATATAACTAGTAGTTTCTAGTGCGGTTAAAATACCATTAGTAACACCTCTACCTAAAGCATTACCCATTTGAGCTAATCCAGATTGTCTATTAGCTCTGATTTGTTGTAGATTAGGTAAATTAGCTTGTGCAATATTAGCATCATATTGAGAAGTACCTAAACCAGTTAACCCTACATTAGTTCTTTCTAATTGATTAAAATTATTTAAATCATAAGGTTTATTATATTCTCCAGAATCTATTAAAGATTGTATATTACCGTTACTATTAGTTTTAGGAGAACTATTAGAATATTTACCACTATCTATTAATTCTTGAATTGAACTCATCCTTCTGTATTTTTAATATACTGTGTACCTTTCGTTGTAAACGCTTTCAAACCAGTTTCTATTTCTCTTTGAATAATTTGATTAGCATCCATTATACCTCCTCCAATATTATTGATTTCTTCTTTACTCATATTAGATAGTTGTTCTGGACTAACATCAGTATTTGATGGTAATACTATTACATTTATTCTTCTTGTTCTATAATTTGGTATAGCAATTTCTTTTACATATTGACCATTAGGTAATTCATATAATCCTAAATCTTTATAGGCTTCATTATTAATTATCATTTCATCAATAGCTTTACTTTTAACAGAAGCTCTGCTGACTTGTTTAGGGGGTTCTACATAAATAGTTTTGTATTCTTTATCATCGTCATCTTCTTTATATCTCATTTCAACCATAGTACCATTACTAAATTTATTAGTAATTCCTACCATTTCTAATGTAGAATAATCAATTGGGTTTTCTTTACCACCAAATAAACCAGTAGCTTTAAAATCTACTCTTTTTCCATCAGGGTTTATTACTTGATATTGATCTAGCCTTGCTTTATAAAGATTATTAAATGCATCACTAACTCCCTCAGAAGTACCATATACATCTGTATAATTAGCTCCTACATCTTGATAAAATTTATTATAAATATCAATAGTTTTTTTATTACCTTCTTTTTCTGATATAGTTCTTAGTTGAGGATTATTTTGTATAACTTCATTTACTATAGGACTATTATTAGGGTCCTTTAATTCGGCTATTTTTGCTTCTAATTTTTCATTATATCTTTGATCAATAATTCTCCTAGTCTCATAATCAGCATTATCTGGATATTTCCTAGGTCCTAATATTTCAGCAGCCCTATTTCTATAATCTACACTGCCTCCAGGCTTATAAGCAGCTAAATTACTATAAACTTCTGTTTGTTGTGCTACTCCAGGAATTATAGGAGTAAATGTGCCATCTTCATTTTGTCTTTTATAAGATTCCTTAGCAGCAAAATCATCTATTTGAAAATATTTATCATCAGTAGTTACATTAGCTGTTGCTTTAGCTAAATTATCTATTTTATTTTGGAATTCAGACAGTGATTCTTCTGGTTGTAATCCTCTAACAGCACCAGACTGTACAATAGATTGAATATCTTCTCTACCTATTAAACTATTCATTGTTTGCTGTGCTCTTTGAGCAGTAACACCCTCTCCTTTAGAGATTCTATATAAGTCAGTAAAGTTTAGACTAGCTATTCCTTCTGGTACATTATCACCAAATATTTGACTAGGGTCTAATCTTTCTGCTCCTTTTTGTGCTCTTTCTAATATGTCAGCTTCATCTATATGTTTTACATAATTAACATCTTGTATATTACCTAAAGATATTTTACCATCATTTAATTTTGCTTCTCCAGGTCTTAGCTGAGATAAATAATAGTTAGCAATTTCTGGTTGATCTTTAAAAAATTCTTTAATTTCTCCAGCCCTACTTCTGTACGTTTGTGTAGCAGCTTGTAATTGTCCTATACCGCCTCTAGGAGAAAATAGTTGAGTTTGTTGTCCCCTTAAATCCATTGTTCTTTTAATAGCATTAGAATCTTTAACACCTTTTGTAGCTAAATCAGAAGATAAAGTATCTAATTCTTGTGTTAGTGGATCAACTAGTTGTGAGGCTACTTCTCCATAAGGATCAAGTACGTCATATTGTTGAGCAGCAGCTTGTGTAGCAGCAGCACTTTCTAACGCAGCATCATGCCTTTGTCTAAGTATAGATGGAGCATAAGCCATTTCTTGTAAAGAAAGAGGATTATATATTGCTGGTCTTAAAGTTGTATAACGATTAACTACTGCCATCTTATTTTCTTTTTCTTGTTTTAAGTATATTTTTTAAGAAGTCACTAGTAGTTCCAGGGTTTTTACCATATTGTCCTGTATAACCATAACCTAATGCTTCCTCTACTGCTTTAGCCATCAATTGTTCTTTTTGCCTAGCAGATAAATTTTCAGCTATTTGAGACATAATATTAGATTTATTAGATTGGTAAGCACCCAAATTTCTAGCATTAATATCTTCTATTTGAAATCCTAATCCAATATTAGTTTGTTCAGTTCCTTGTCTAGCTAATTCTTGTTGCATCAACATTTGTTCTACTCTAGCTCTTTCACTAGCATTCATTTGATCTACTTGTAAATTAGATTGTTGTTGTCCCATTCTAGCCCTACCAATAGCATCCATAACATTAGCTTTATTGGCTTGTTCATTAGCTAAAAATTGACCAGAATTCCCACCAGATATGTTTCTATTAGTAGCACTAAATGTAGCAGCTTGTTCTTGAATACCTCTTTCAATAGGAGACATATCTACTTTTTCATAATATTGTTGAGTAGGTACTTGAAAGTTAGGAGTATCTACTTGATAATCATTTAGTTGTGATCTAACATCTTTTGGTTTTCTAGCAGATAATAATTGTCCTATATTCATAGCTAGTGGAGCTAAGTTAGATAAATTATAATTGCCAGAAGGATTTACTAAATCCGCAGTATTATAAGAACTACCTATAGAAGTATTATTAATTCCTACTTGATTTTTAATAGCATTAGTAAAATCATCAGTACCTATAGTACTATTATTAAAACCCAACCCTACAGTATTTTGTCCCACATTGGTATCAAAATTTAAATTAGGTTTTTGAAAAAGGGGATTAAAAGGTCCACCCACATCAAAAAATTTCCTATCTCCTGTTTTTCTGGTTTTAGAATCAAATTTAGGGTTTGATTTAACTTTCCTCATTGGGGGTAAAGAGCTTAATACTTTTTGTATATCTATAGGTTGAGAAATAGTACTATCTTGCTCTACATTATTTATAGGAGGACTAACAGTGGTTCTAGTAGGTTTTACATTACTTACAAAACTCTCAGATGGAATGTCTACTACAGTATAACTTCCATCTTCATTTTGTATTTTATAAGAAAAGGGTTTTGGTTTATCTTCGTCATTATCTAAATCTCCCCCTGTTTCAAAATTTTGATTATAACTTTGACTTACTTTATTACTTACAGGTTGTTCTATATTAGGTAGGGCAGGGTTATTATTTTCAGTAATAGGAATTTGTTCTTCCATTACTTGTTGTTGCCCAATATTAGCAATAGTTTCAGTTAGTTTTTGTTGAAACATTTGTTTCATTTGTTCCTGTTCCCTAACTTGTTCTTGTGCTTCTTTTAAAGAGGTCATTTCTTTCCTTCTACCTCTATTAGTAATAGGATCAAATCTATTTTCATATTTCTTTTGAATATCTTTAGATATTTCTGCAAAAGATTTTCCTTTGTATTTTTCTGGTAATGCCATTATTCGTATTTTAATCTATCTGAAAATATATAATTTCCTTCTTTGAATTTGTATTTAGATTCATTTTCTTCTACCATCCTCATTTGTCCATCAGAATTATAACCTTGAGGTATTCCTCCTAATGGGTTTATTTCATGTGACCCACCATTATTAAATTCCGTGAAAGTTCCTACTGGATTTAATGTACTAGTTTGGTTCATATCTCCCCCCATAGCCATTGGTAAATTACTCATATTTGAAGGAGTCATTAAACTATTAATTACAGACATATTTTGTTGTGTAATTTGTGATCTTTGTTGTTCTTCTAATTGATCTTGTATTTCTTCCTGTTCTTTTCTTTTTTTATCATTAACTAAATTAGATATTCCTACTATTGGATTTATTGCAAACCCCGCTGCCTTACCCAATTTAGATTGACCAAACTTAGTGTTATTATACATTTTACCTAATCCAGTAGATAATCCTATTATTGCTCCAGCAGCAGCTCCGTATGGTCCTGCTACACTAGCACCAGTGGATGCCAAAGAAGCAGATTGTTGAAAAGTATTTCCTATATCAGAACCAAATTGCCCATTATTCCAATAATCACTAGAAAATTGTCCTCCTAAATTATATTTAATACTATTTGGTATTTTTTTTCTCATAATACAAATTTATTTTAATATATTATAAATATATAATTATTTTAGATATATATCATAATACAAAAATTGTTAATTTTTTGTTGGTGTATATGTTAATAATACATCATTAAGTATTCCTTTAATATCCATTGACTGATAATCAGATATTAATAAAGATTTATCAAAACCTAATTTAATACCTAACCAAGGGCTATTTAATCTATTTCTACTAGAGCTTTGTCTTGGTAAAACAAAATTCCATTTTCTTAATCTTCTTTTACCACTGCTTATATACGAATCTAAATCTAACGTTTGTAATACACCATTATTAGTATTTTGATATTCATTAAATAAAAGAAGTTGATTTATAGTGACTTTAGATAAATCTAAAGATTGCCTTAATCCCCCATCTTCTGGAAAAAAACCTTGATTTGTTAAATCTAAAAATTGAGAATTAAAATGTATATTATTCCATATTTTATTATTTTCAGGAAAATCACTTACAATAAACATAATATTAAAAGGTAAATATTCCCCTTCGTAATGTTTATATATTTTATTTAAAGTTGTACCAGTAGAATATAATTCATTTTCAAAAGAAATATACATACTAGGAGCACTAGTATAAAAAGAAGTAAAAGATTGCAATAATGTATTATAAACTAAAGTAGAATTAAAAGAAGGTTCTGTATTATCATTAAATGTTATTAACAACTCTTCATTTAAATTATCATATATAGAATGTACATTATTTTTTGCAATACTATCATTTTCTTTAAATTGTGTACCATATAAATCCCTAACCCTATCCAAGAAACTTTTCATTCCTAAAGCAGTAGTAATTTCTGTGCTACCTCCTTGTCCACCTAAAAAGTTAACACTACTATTAAACCAATCGAAGTAACTTAATCCATTTTTAGTTTTGACTATAGACCATTTATTTAAACTACCTGAGTTAGTAGTAAGATATTGATATCTTTCTATTAGTCTACCAGTACCTAATTCTATTGGGATTCCATCAGAAGCACTTAATTGTACTCTAGGGTTTATAGCTAAATAAGCAATTGCTTTATCCTGAAATGAATATATGTTATCATTATATTCACCAAAACCGTTTAATGCTCCATATGTACCATCTAAATCTTTTTTATCATTTATAAGAAAGTCAGTAAAACTATCAATAAGTTCATTATTTATTTTGGTCTTTGATGGTAATATACTATTTGGGAAATTACTAGTTTCTTCAAAGTCAGCGGGTTTTGTAACATTAATTATAGTATTATTTTGTTGGTTATAAACCTCATTCCAACCATAACTATTTTCCTCAGTGGTATCATAATTAGTTAAAGTATTTTTTAATAAATCATATCTTAAATCTAAATTCAATGTAGTTTCTACAGGAAAGCTAACTACTTCAGTTATTTGTGTTGTGCTTGCTATATCAGCTTTAGTAGTTCTAACAGCGTTGAATCTTTGTATAAAAGTATCTCCCATATGAACAGTAGTAGTACTTTGATTTATTAATCTTAAACCACTATACGGTATAGTAGTATTTAATTGTCTTGCTTCATAAGTATTACCTCCATATTGATTAGGTAAATCTCTATAAAACTCTACCATAACACCATAATGTTCGTCATTAGTAAGATTAGAAGCATCTGAACTAAGAATTCCTTTAAAGTTACTACCTACATTAAGATTTAATCCTGACATTACAATACATGTACCCATTTTATAATTAAATGAGTTATAAACAGTACTATTATATTTAATTTGTATTGATGGTTGAGAAGTGATAGTATAGGGACTTGCTCCTACTCTAGGTACATTTATAATACCACTGGAAGGACGCATTAATGCTATTCTACCATCTACACTTCTTCCTACTCTTTCCCCTGTAGCTGAAGTATAGCCACTAAAATATCTAGTAAAAAAATATTGTTGTTTAGAAAAAGCATAATTATCTGGATCAGACTCATCTTCTTTATCAGCATTATCTCCTATTAATTTACTTACTCTAGTTATAGACTCTTCTTGGTCAGCATTACTAAACCCTAACCCTGTACCAGTAAATAATTTACCATCTGTATCTAACGCTAATCTACTAAAATTATTAAATTGTAAATCTGCACTTACAGAAGATATATAAATACCATCTGTTAAATTTAAATCAGTATCGTACATACTTCTGGAAGTATGTGCACCAGAATTAAACAAGTAACCTAAGCGTCTAATTCTACCACTTGAAATAGGCAATCTATCATTAAATATTGTTTCTGGTGTTATAATAGTAAATAAATTATCGGATTGCTCATAATCATTGTAATCAGCTAGTATCTCTCCTTCGTAATATTCATCACCTGGAAAACTACCATTATCATCATAATTCATAGATAATTTCCAAGAAGTATCTGGACTTCCTCCGTCAACATAGTTCATTCTTTTAGGATGAAGAAACTCCTCTGATTGTGTATTACTATATGTAGGGTCTGTCTCACTTACAGTTCTTTGTACATAAGAGGGGATGTAATCTACATCACTTGCATTATCTTTAATAGTAGTACTAACCAAACCTTGACTAACTACTGATTTATTCTCCTCTGTTCTTTCTACCATTGCAGTTCTCCATCCTATAATTGTAGAATCATCTGGAGTATCAAGTAGTTCTGTTTCTATATATATATATCTACCAGCACCATCTGTAGTCATAGGGACGAAACTAGTATTAGAACTATTTAAAAAATCACCTACTACTGGTACTTTAAAATCAGCTACCCATTTAGGAAAACTCCAAGAACCGTCATTAAATAAAAACTCAATAAACATCCTATATCTTTCACCAGTTTTTAAAGTAGTGAATTCATGAGTAGTTGCTACATTTCCATACAGATTGCTACTAGACATACTGTTATTATCAAAATCATTACTTTTTGTATTACGTTTAAATTTGTATCTTACATTTGGTCCTGTACCTCCTCTTACAGTAGTATCATTATAAGGATAAATATAAGTCTCACTATATGTATCCCCATCTTCTGCTTGAACAGTAGGATTAATACAATCAAATGTTTCTGGTACTACAGCAGTAGCAGGGTTCCCTATATTTAATGTAGTTAATGTGGAATCTTCTAATCTAGCAAAATTACTAGAATTATAACTATACGCTCTTGTATCAAAATCTACATCTCTTTTAGTTGTCTTATAATTACCTAAAAATAATGTATTATCTTTTATCGCTAAATGTTCAGGAATATAAGTATCTCCACCAAGAAACAAAAATTCATCCAATGTAATAGTACTAAATACATTCGTATTAGAATCTGTAATTGTTAAACTAGTTCCTGTTAACGGAATATCTTTTATTATTTTAACTTCAGGCGTAGCGTTTAAACTATTATATTTAACAGAATAAATTCTAATTCTATTAAAGTTAGTATCTAAATCAGTCAAGCTAATTATAGGAGCTTTATCTATTTTTTCATCTATTTGATTACCTTTATTTCCGTTATTTAATGGTATTAAATTAGATAATGGACTTATTTTAGTTTGAGCTTTATTTTTATTATAAAGATTGTAAGCATATTGTATCATACCAGAAGTATGAGATGCTCCTGTAGTAAAGTCATTAACAAGAGGTTGTGTCAGAGTTACTTCTGGTACTGTAGAAATAAAATTTTTATTTAAATTAACAGATTCGATATCTCCTACATTAATAAACCTCAAAGGATTTACACCATCAGCCCAATATATTTTTATATTATTCTCTGATTCATAATATATTTTTATATCTAGTCTTTTATTTTCTATTTCTATTTCATCTATAAACTTAATTTCTAAATCATAAGAAGCATTTATTTTATAAATAACTAAATAATTAGAAGAACTGTAATTGTATTTTACAAAAGCATATAAAATATTATTAATTTCTGTAGTACCTAGTAAATATAAAGGCTCAAATGTATTTACTCCATCTACAAAACCGGATATATCTTTTGTTAAAGTAGTTTCTGTTATATAATCTTCTACATTTCCCTCTGTTGTAAGGTCAGGAAATGTTATTTTTAAATCTATATCTTTTATACTAGTAACATTCCCATGTTCATTATTACTAGTAATTCTTATATCAGTTGCTTCATAGTAAGTATCTTCAGGAACTTTATATTTAGATACATCCTGATTCATTCTAGCAAATGTTTTTTTAGCTATTTGTTCCATATTATATACTTCCTACTTTAATATATTCTTTTCTGCCTAAATCTTGAAATGAATTAGCTCCAGTATTAGCATTACTTAATAATTTAGTAAGACTGTTTTTAAATGTTTCCGCTTGATCTATAGATTGTAACTGTGCTGTAGTATTGGCTCCTCCAATATACCAATCTCTTTCTTGTTCTGCTTTATATAAAACTTTATCTGATATTTTTCCTAGCTCCCATAATACTCTATACCATTCAGCTTTTACATAATTTTCTACAGCTTTTTTAAATTTTACATTATCAGGAATCATTGGTAGCCCATCTTCATCTACTTTTAATCCTTTATAAGATTGTTGAACATAACCTTCTTTAAAATTAGTATATATCCAACCATTATTAATACTATATGTCCAATCATAATTCCTAGTATGTTCTACAAAATCTGGAGAACCTACTTTATGATACTTTGAATGAAAAGTATCAGAAGCATATCTCATTGGTTCTAAATTTACTTTAGTATCAGATAAAATATTCTTCTTCCTTGTTTGCCATATATAAAGCATGTCAAAAGGTAACAGACCTCTATAATTTTCTATTTTATATTCTCCTACTTTATCTTCATAAGCCATAGGAGCACCTATGAGGCTAACACAGTCTGCAATATACTCAGCTACATCTACTTCATTTAAACTCTCCATAAGAGGGTTTTTATAAAGGCTGCTAAGTATTTCTTTTATGGATATATATTGTGAGTTTAACATAGTTTTAAATTAAAAATTTCTTTTATTGCCTTTATACCAAAAACTTTGATTTGGTGTTCCATTGGGTGATAAATAAATATACCATTCATCTTTCCCTAAAATCCTTCGCCAAGTTGGAAGAGTAAAGCACAACCAACCTTTTTTAGTACTAATATTTACCGCCCAATTCATAGCATTTTGTCCGAATATAGTAATCTTACCTATTGTAATATGGCCTCCCATAAAATTTTCAAACCAACTTAAACTTTTATATTTTTTATGTATTCCCCAAATTTTCATAATTTTAAATTAAAAATGCATCTACTATACCTTGTTTAATATTTTTAGCTAACGGTCTTGTTACTGTTCTTTTCATTTTAATGAAATATATTTTTTTATTTTTATATTTAGCTTTTTGTTTAAAGTATTTTAATTTAAAAACAAAACCACTAGAATGTTTATTTGTGTATCTTATATATACTTTTTTTTCTTTAGCTTCCGGATTTTCATCCCATAATTTAGCAGTAGCTAAAGGATTAACAGGCATATAATTAATTAAAGTATTATCTGTTTGTAATTGAACTTTAGGTTTATATTTCCTTACGCCTATTGTACCTAATTGAAAAGGAAGTTCTAAATCTTTAGTTTTTTCTATTATATCTTCTGCTATTTTTTTATTAAAATCCCCAATTATTTGGTTATATTTTATAGCACTAATATTGTTTATTTCAGTATCTTTTTTATATTTTTTAGAATAGAAATTATAATAATCTGCCATCCCATAATCACTAGTAATATAATTTTTTTTATCTTTTCTACTAGTCGTTTTCATCCTTAGAGTTATTTTCTTCATCAACAGGTAATTGTTTTAATCCTGCTAATTCTTGAATTAAATCTTTAATTATAAACTCAGTCATCCAGGCTTCTATAGGATAAACCATATTATCATAATCAAAAACTATTTCTCCATCATAATCAAACTTAGCAACATCTAATGGGTTTTCATATAATCCTGTAACAGCAATATAATCTAAAGCCCTATAGTAGTTTTCTACAGCTTTTATATATATTCTACCATCTGTAGCTAATGTGCTAAATGTATATCTTTTTTCATATTTTGAATAACCAGTATGGGGAAATCTATTAAGTTCTACATGTTGAAATCCTTTATCTGTTAATCCTACTGGACCAACTCTAAATATAGTGTTCTTAGAGTGTAATTCTATTGTAGGAGGTACTCTATCCACTGTACGTAAGATAGTACACTCTAGGTCACCTAATGGGGCAAATTCAGGAGACATTGATTCATCCACTTCTTCCAATTCCATAGCTATAGTTTGAAGTACATCAGCATCTACATTACGTTGATACTGATTATACTCTCGTCTAATATAGAAAGCTCTTTTAAGATTGCCTAGATGTAGTAAGTACGAATCACTGTACCTACCATCGTCTACATATTCTTTAATACCTTCCCTTATTGTGTATATAAATTCATTTACTGTCATTCTATTATATCATAAGTTTTATGGAATATATCTGGTTTACATGGATAAAATTCACCATTTACTCCTTTACATATATGTTCTCCTTTTTCTACTGTAACAACTCCATTTAAAGTTTTAACATTTGGATAATTCAAAGTATTATCGTAATTACCTTGTAGAAAATTCTTTACTTCTTTATAATTATCCCCACCCCAAATTATAAAATCTATTACTACAGGTTTTTTCCTAGCTCTCATAATCAAAACTTTAAAGTTGCTTCTGAAATAATTTCTGTATCTAAGTCTAATATTTCATAATCTATACCAGCTTCAGTTAATTCAAAGTTATCTAATACCCATTGAGAGCTACCAAACATTGAAGATACAGTTTTATATTTTTCTATATTTTTACAAGGAGCAGAAGAAGACATATGCAAATCTCCTTTAACTAATCTTATCCTTGCTTTTCTAGGAATATCCATTCTTTTAAGAAATGCTTCTATAAAGGATTCAGTTTTAGCATCGGGATATAATGGTAATCCAAATTTTCTATTTTCTTTATCTTTACCATGAGTTAATATATAATCAATTCCTTCATGGTTTAAATGATTCATAAACTTATCTAGTACTTCTACCTTAACTTCAGGATAAACTCCTTCTATATAAGCCATAAGAGCTGCATTAGCTACATATAAAAAATCCCCGTCATGATTGCTATTCGTAATATTCCAAAGTTGGTATTTTTTAGCAGCACCAGAAGCAAACAATTTATCAAAGAACTTTTTATGAACTCTAAAATATGTTTCAAACATTTGTTTATTATCCATATTTTGTTTAAGTCTATGCTGTCTACTAACTGTAAATCCATCCATACCATCTAAAGCGTCTCCTAAATCAGCAATAGTAATAGTTTCAAATACTCCATTGGTTTTAACAAGATAAATAATATGATCAAATAATTTATTCATCCTATCTTCAAATACTTCAGCAGAATAATCATTATCTTCAGAACCAATAGCTCCTATATGTTTATCACTAGTCCAAACTTTTAAATCCTGACGATTCCAGTGTGTTCTACATGTATCTATTACCTTTACTTCTTTAGTAGTGTAATCGAATTTTAAATTATCTAAGTGTTCTTCTACAGTCACTCCATATGGCAGTATGTTTAAATCTACTACCACAGTTTCTTCTACATTTTTTTTGGAAATAATATCTTGAAATACACTATAATAATCTTCTGGTGCAATTCCTTGTCCTGCTTCTACAGTAGGTTTTAAAGACATTAACCATTCTCCAGCAGCATTTTGCCATTTAGATTTTACTTCAAACCCTTCTGGAATTTTATTATCTTCTACTACCTGTTCTAATACTTCTTTATCTGTAGATATTTCCCCAGTTTTAACAAATTGTAAAGCTTGTTTACATTCTTCTTCAGTAAAATCATAACCTTTATTTTCTAAAGCTAATTTAATTTTAAATGGACTACATTTCTGATAACCTTGTTTTTCTTCTAAGAACTCTACTATTTCTTCTCTTATTTTCATTATTTTTTATTTATCTTTTCTTCTAATAAATCTAATTCCTCTTGTAATTTATTAATTTGCTCTGTATAATTAACTTTATTAGATAGAATCCTAGCTTTTAGTTTTTCATTTTCAGAAGTAAGTTCAATTACTTTAGCCTCAAGTTTTCTTTTTTCTGCTAAATATTTTCCCTCCATTTGTTCTAAGTGTTCTACTTTTTCTTTTAGTTCATCTATCTTTTTACTTTGTTCCTCAACTTGTATTTTTAATTGATTAACAAGATCAATAGCTGTACCATATTCAATATTTTTTGCTTCTGCTAAATCTCTTCTAGCAGAAGCATCATTTTTTTTAAAGTTAAATATACTATTTACAATCATTCCTAATAGTGAAATAATTGCTATTATCAGAGCTGGTTCCATTTATTATTTTTTTAGTCAGTTAAAATATTATATTTTTTAAGTGTTAAAATCTCAAGAGGTGTTACTTCAAGTTCTTTTAAATCTTTTTTAGAAATAGTAATTGATTCTATTTCAGTAGTTTTTTCTAATAATTTAAAATACTCTTGGTTAGCTTCAAATTGTAGTTTGTTAATATTATCTGATTCATCTTTAGGTTTAAATTTTTCTTGTATTTTTTTAGTAAGTAATGTTACTTTTTTTCCTGCTTCTTCTAGTTTTAAATAATCATCTGCAACTAGTTCTGCTTTATCAAGATTAGCTAAAGAATGATTCATTAACTTATTATAAAAGTTAATAATTAAATTTAAATCCGCATTTTTTACCTTCATAATTATATTTTTTTAATTTAAAATTTTTGTAAAGTTAAAATATAACTTTTAATATTCCTAATCTTTTTTCATTTTTATATGAGGAGCAATTGATGTGATTCCCACTACACCTAATAATAATCCTAAAAAAGCTAAATCTAAAGGAAAACTAAAAAACAAAATCAATCCTACATTAAAATAAAAAGCCCACCCTGCTAAAGCTCTTACTATTTCATTGGGTTGTGGGATACCATTACCTCCGCATATACCTTTCCAGATAGTAATTCTTTTAAACCATCCCGTTACCAGAGGGATTAAAAAATACAAGAAACTAAGTATTAATTTATATATTATCATAATATTTTAAACAAAAGCTATTTCATGTTCTGTTCCAGCACCATCTTGGAAATATAGTTTGTTATCTGACTTGGTATAAACTTTACCATAGTTTGTTGTAGCTGTAGGTGTAGTAGTCTCTTGTAAAGAAAGTATCCCTGAATTTCCAATAATATCCCCTTCTGCGGTGAGGGAGCCTGAGAAGGTGGCGGATAAATTATTAATTGTTAGATAATCAACCTCACTACCCGTATCATTTACACCTACTAGTTTCATCGAGGCGTATGTGGAGTTAATGATGTTTCTATTCCGAATTATAGCATTTCCCACTGAATTCTCAAATTCAATCCATTGGTTATTATCTACTCTCTTGGTTCTCAAGATACCCACAAAATCCCCTGTACCGCCTACACTCAAACTAGTCAACCCACTAATAGCACCTCCTGTCATAGTTCCTGATAGAGTAGGGCTACTTAAAGTCTTATTGCTTAAAGTCTGTGTAGCTGCTAATCCTACAAAAGTATCATTAGACCCGAAATCTGGTATAATGTAGGTTCTGGAAGTGCTGGGTGCTACTGAGCTTATTGTTGTGGTGTTGGTGGAGCCTAATATTAGTTGGTTTGTTGTTTTGAAAATTTCAAATTGATCAGAAGCATTAAATTGACCTACTAAATCAGTATAGTGATAAAATCCAATTGATGGTCTTGTTGATAATTTACTAGAATTATTTAAGGAGCCTGTTATCATTAAAGCAGGATTTGTTCCGGTATCTGAGCCAGATTGGACATATCCGTATAATGATAATGGCGCATTAGTTCCTGAATTAAGACCAACCAGTTCACCTCCTGAGTTTCTTAAGCCGTCATTTCTAAGTATTAAATCTACCGTACCTCCATCCCTGAATGAATGTCTATTATTCGTAAAGTCTTGATAATCTGTAGCTCCATCGAATAACACGACATCTCCCGTTCCATCTGGCGAAATATTAACATCACCATTATTATCAGTAGAGCTCAATGTATTACCATCTAAACGTAGATTATCAACGTTTAGTTGATTAGTATAAGTCGTAATCCACGGTAAAGAAGATGTACCTAGGGAACTAGTCCCTCCTGAAATTTCAGGAGTTAACTCACCACTATTACCTCCTAATCTAACATCACTGTTTAACAATATCCTGCTGCCTTCAAAAGATGCGCTCGTGCCTCCCCCTGAGTTACTTATTCTTAATCCAGACGAAGCAGCATTATAAAATAAGCCCACATTACTACTTGAGCTAAATAATATAGAAGGACTTCCGGCACTGCCATTTCCTGACACGTTTAGTTGGCCTATACCTGAGAGGGTGTTGGATTGAAAATTAAATAATCCTGCACTATTTATGGATAAACGGTTAATTGTAGCAGTATTTAGAAGTATTCCTGTACCATCTTGTATTTTTAAAAATCCTGCATTGACACTTGCTAATGAATACTTAGATATAAACGCATTAGTACCATCTGAAACTAATTTTAAAAATACGCCCGAACTACTGCCGGTATTATTATTACTAATATTAAAAGAGTTTTCCCCTGAGAAATTATTAATTAAGTTAAGTGTTGATTCATCAAAAGTCAAATTACTACTCCCAATAATATCTCCATCAGCATTACCATAAGCAATTTGATCTTCTCCTAAACTAGTACCTGTAGCAGCAGTGATTAAATCCTTCCATTCAGCAGCTTCATAACCTTCTAATTTATCATTAGTAGTGTTATACCTAATCATACCATTAGTGGCTGTAGGTCTTTGTGCTGTAGTTCCAGAAGCTAGGGTTACTGCTCCTGTACCACCGAATACTGCATCTTTTGCTAATATAGATGATAAAGCATAGCCTGTACCAGCAGTATTAATTGAAGTTGTTGGTAAGTCTTGTAAGCCTTCAAAGAAAGTCCAGGGTTTACCTGTAGCAGACACATCTCTAAATATACCAGCCACTTCTTCTGTAGTTCCAAAATTATAAGACCAGTATGCTCCTAAATCTAATGTATTAGCAGGGTTTTCATCAGCACCATGTATTAAAGGATCACTAGTTTCAAGGTTTGTTACATTAATAGAAGCTGTTGTACCATTAACAATTAAATCGCCTGTTACTGTTAAATCACCTGGAGTTATGACCGATGATGGTAAACTTATAGTTGGATTACCAAAAACACCATCTCCATTAGTTACTGTAATTTCATTAGTAGTACCCGTAATAGTTCTACTAGTAAATGTACCTTCAGATTGCCTAACTAATATTCCATTAGAAGTAAAAAAGTCATTTAAATTAGATATAAAAGCAGTAGTGGTATTATCATAATTTGACAAGTCATCATCTACAGTAAAATTAAATAAGTTAGAACCATCAACATACCCAATAGATATTCTAGTAGTAGTACCAGCAGCAAAAGCAGAAGCTAATGCATCTTGTGCTCTTTCATCTGTAAAATACAAATTTGATCCTTCAGATAAGTCACTTGTGTCAAATGGTGATAATGTTATTGTTGGAGTATAAGTTCCTACTCCGTCATCATATACCCAACTTATACCTGTTCCATTTTGGATAGTATTATTTATTTCATCTTGTACTCTTTCAATTGTAAAATATAAATTATCCCCTTCTGCTACATTTGTAGTAGTTAATGCTATATTTTCCCATCTACTGTTTGAATCATTCCATTTTAATACATCATTATCCGATATACTAGAAATATTTATATCAAATAAATCAGAGATATTATAACCTATGTTACCAGCATTTACTTGAATAGTACCAGTAGTAGCATTATCTTTAACTACATAGGCTATTGGTATTTTATAATTAGGTGCTATTGGTTCAGTATTTACTAATGCACCAGCAGTTGCAGAAGATACATATAGTGTATTAAATACAGAAAAAGAACTTGTATCTATATCCTTTAGTTTACCATTAACAACAATATTACCCGTTTCACCAGAAAGAATATCTTGTTTAGCTATACCGAGTATGTATTTATTAGATATACTACCATCAGCAATAAATTTTGTAGCAATTAAAGTATTATCGTTATCAGAATTAGAAATATAAACTACTTCCCCTTTATCTATATCTTCTGAAGCTTGTACTAAAAGAGAATATTCTCTCCCCAAGCTTATATCTATATCTGTATCTACACCAGCAGAAAATGTTTTTTCATCTTGGTTCCATTGTAATTGTCCTTCTGCAAAAGGAGAAACCGTAATATTAGTAGTATAATTACTATTACCAATATTATTAATATTAAAATTAGCAATATTAACATTTCCCAATGCTGGAAAAAGTGACCATTCAAAAGGACTACCAGAAATATTATCATTAAATCTAATAATATTAGTTAAAGTAGGAAAAGAAATAAAAGGCGTTTTATCTAATTTATATCTAGCTGTATAAAAATCTACAGCTTGTAAAACAGGTTGATCTTTTAAAGAAGTTAAATCATCCCCTGTAAAATAAGGTAATATTAAACCTATTTCTTTTATATATTGGAATTCTTTAGAAGTAGCTGAATATATACGTTGAGAATTAAGAAACTTTTGTCCTAATTCTCCCATATAAAATTGTAATTTGTTTACAAATTCTCCTACTCTGGTAATTGTAGATTGTTCCATTAATTACAGCATTTATATTGTTTAGTTAAATTCTCAGTCATCTTTTGAGCTTCATATTTTTTATCAGAATAAAATCTATAAACAGTAGCTTGAATTAAAAATTTTAACTTTATTAAATTGTCTTCTGTAGTTTCATATTCTTTTTCAGTTTCTAATAAATCGGTATATGCATCTAATAAACAATTATATTGTATTTCTAATTTTCTAGTATAAATAGCATCAAGATTTTCTTGGGTATAACTAGATGTTAGTAATGTCTCATATTGAGTATCTGTAGTTATTTCTATTACACTAGAACCATCGTAATATTTTAATCTAGAGCTAGTAGTAGAATAAAAAATATTATTTGCTGTAATATTAGCAGGGGCTAATGCATCTGTATAAGCTGGTACTGCTATCAAATTAATGTTATACCATCCGTCTTTATAATAATTTATGTTAAATTGTTTGTCTGTATCAGAACTAAAGTCTACTACTACTTCTGGAGAATTTGCACTATCAGTAAGATTAACAAATACTCCTGTGAAAGGTTGATATTTAATATAAGTAACTAACGCTACATCTGCTCTATCTGTATTAGGAGTACCCCAACCACCTAAGTTATTAGCTGTATATACACCTGTAGTATCATCAATATAAATTGTAGAACTATCAGCAGAAAAAGAAACTTCAAATTTTAAATCTAGTGCCATATTAGTATGTTAATTGTTGTTTAAACCAATCCCATTTGAATCCTGAACCAGGGTCATATTTTCTTCCAGGACTAAGGTCTGAATGTCTTTTAATTTTTTTAATTTTAAAATAATCTATAATGCCTTGTGACATTAGTATTAATTCTTTGTACTGATCTGGAGTTACCCAATCAGTTTTAATTTTTTTTAAAAACTCTTCATAAGTATAAACCCCTGCTACTAATATTTCGATACCAATAGAACCAGCATTAAATCCTTTTGCATGCCAACAAATTTCTTTAGTACTTCTCTGCTTAATGAAACTACCATCTGGATTTTGTAAAAAATGTGCAGATAGTCCTAACATTTGTAACCATTTATGTGCATGATAAGTGCCTTTATTAAAAACTTTATCCCCTACTTTAAAGGATTTTTCTACTTTAATGTATTCGGCCATAGCATGAATAATTAATAGTTCAGGAATATGACTTCCTCCACCTATACCAGTATAATCTTCAATTACTTTCATAAATATTTTTTAGTTAGTCCTAATACAATTAGACACAATAGTATAATACCAGCTATTCTAACAGGTCTTTCTTTATGCCAGGGAATATTAGCATTAATTACAGTTTGCTCACAAGGAACTTCTTTTTTTATTTTCTGTTCTTTAAGTTTATAATCTACTACTACTCCATCTGGTTTTATTAATACAGTGAGAACAAGTAAAGAATCTTCATAATTAATTGGTTTACTAGATAATATATTTTTATAAATATATTCTTTTACTTTAATAGAATCTTTACAATTTTCTAATATAACAGAATCTATTTTAGTTTTTTCTATAATACTATCTTTAAAAACTATTTGTTTTTTTACTTCAGGAATTTTAATAGTTATAGGTTTGTTTTCCATCCAAACAGAATCTAAATTATGATAAGCTGCTATTTTTTCTATTTTATCTTTATAATCAGATATTTTATTTTTAGCTTTATTTTCATTTTTAGGAATTACAGCACAAGACCCTAGAAAAAATATAAAAAAAATATATAGTAATTTATTCATAATAATTTATTTTAATGTAAAAATAAAAAAAGGCATTGAGATTAAAAAATCTAATGCCCTTTTATTCATAATAAGAAAATTGTTATTAGCTTAAATCAGCTATTGTTAATCCTGTTACTGTTTCTAATCTTCCTATGACATTATCTGCAACATCATTAGTTCCATTGTTAGGACAAGCAATGACAAGTGATTTAGGTAATTTCACTGTATTAAACTCTCCACCCTCAACAGAATGTTGAATTTCAATAATATCATATGCAGTGCCAAAAGCAGAAAGCTTCTTAGTAGAGGTAGGATAACTATAAGGATAACCAACTCCTCTGTAAGCATCTCCCCTAGCTCCTCTATAAAAGAACTCCATATAAGCTACTTGTTTTCCTGTACCAGTGCCTGGATTAGCAGATTGAACTACCACTTTATTAAAAGTGTAACCTGTATCTGGTTTTAATGTACCTTCAAAAGATAGAGGAAATCCATTTTTAAATGGTTCTAATTGAGCAGTTTGTGCTTTACCAGTAACTACTAAAGAAGCAGTAGCTGAAGTTCCAGCAATACTTACTACAATATTAGTAGAACCAGTATCAGTAAGTGTGAAAGTACTAATTGCAGAACCATCATCTAGTGTTACAGTTACAACTGTACCAACAGCAGCAGCACTTGCGGTTGTACCTCCAATTGTAGTACCATCAATACCAGCAGCAATTTTGGTTGCATCTACAGTATCTGCATCAGTATCAGTAAGAGCAACTACAATATCAACACCATTAATGTTAACAGTTACGTTACCACTAGTATCAGCAGTAGTTGTTACATCTAATGTCTGAGTAGTATAACCCTTACTAAAAGTAAATAATGGGTTTGTACTAGCAGTAGCCCCAGGTTCTTTAGAAAAGGATTTATTAAGATTACTAATCAAACCATCAACAATAGTTTCTCCTGTTAAAGAGCCAGTTTGGGTAAATACATAGTGTCCAAATTTATGGTAATAATCTAATGTAGAAGTTGATCCTGCATAACCATTAATTTTTAGTTCTAAAATATACTCAGCAGTTGTACCAGTAGTAGAAGGAACAGTAATATTACTAAATTCCAATACTTTTTGTGCTTCGGCTACAGTTGCTTTTGCTTGTACTTTTGCAGTAGAAGCTTTAATAACATCAGATACAATAATATTATCAGATGTTTTTACAGCTACAACAAAATCATCACCAGCAGCTAATGTACCGCCGTCTTTAGAAAAGACGCCAATTTCACCAGCAGTAGCGGTAGATTTAAATGTAGCTAAAGTAGTTTCACTAGGAGAAGTTACTCCCGTACCTACTATAATTTCTCTTGAATTAAATTGAGAATCAGCCATAATTTTTAATTGTTTTTTATAGTTTATTTATTTATTTACTTGGTAAAAATTTAGCTCTATCTTGTAAAGCTAATTCAACAGCTATTTCTAATATTTTATAATGACAACTATCATTTAAAAGACATGTGGCCGAAGAATTTTGCCCTTCAATACTTACATCGTTATTAGAAAAATCTTCTAACAATATAGGAGAAGGTTGTTTAATATATCTTACTTTGTAAGAATTAATTGTTACATTTGGAGGAGGTACTATTTCTAAAGTAGAAACTACTTCTCCCCCATAATCTAATCTCCAAGCACCAGCCCCTAACCCATAAGATTTAGGTTTTTTAAAGGGATTATTTTTCTGTATATGGTACTCATCTGTTCTAATAGGAACAACATTTATATCTTTTGTAATATCACTAATTGTAATATTTAAAACTTCATATACTATTTTCATTAAATTAGTAGGGGATTGATAAAATACAGTCTCTGTACTTATATCTGCATTAGCAGAGTTAACATTTCCACCAGCAACCACGCTTAAAGAATCTTGAACTACTAATTTTTCTAATGTTCTACGAGCTTGCTCATCTTTTTCAAAATTTATACCTTCTATATAAATCCTTTGTGCTTTAGTAAGATATACAGATTTTTCATATTCATCAAATGCAAGCTTATCTACTTCACCAAAATTATATTTATGTAAATAACTATTTAATAATATGTCAAACTCATTAGAAAATTCTTCTGTAGTCATTATTCATTTCTTCTATTAACTGTTAAAATATCAGCAGGTTGTCCTGATGTATAATGTATTTTAGCAAGTTCTACAGCTCTATCTAGTATTTCTCTATGTATTAAGTCATCTAGCTCACACTCTGTTTTTGCAGAAACACCATTTATTGTTAAACTGTCAGAGGCGATACTTTCTAATATAATTGGTTGAGGTCTTCTTACATATCTAATTGTATAACCTCCAGAATCATCTGCGTCTGAAGTTTCAAATATTGTTAAATTATTGTTTATAATAATTTCTGCATATCTAACTGTACCTGAATCTCTATGAAATAATCTCCACGCTTGTCTTTTTAAAGGTTGAGTATAAGGTTTAGACATTAATCTAGCATATTCTTCATATGTTAAAGGTATAACTACTAACCTTCTACCTAAAGCTGTGTAAGGACTTGTATCATCAGATGTATCTTTTTGACTAACAAATTCATTTATTGGAAACCACATTTCACCTGGAACACTATATAATACACCCCTAGGGTCTATTTTTTGTTCAGCAGAAACTGTTAATTGATCTGGTGTATCTACATCCACAATATTAGCAAAATCTACTTGTCTTTTTATAGAATCATCAAAACCCTCTTGATTGTCATTACTTTTTGGGTTAAAATACCCCTTTACAATTTCTTCTTGAGCTTTTGTTAAAAAAACAGATTTTTCATATTCATCAAGCCCTGGTGCACTTTGAGACTTTATATTGTTATATAAGGTATCAAACTCAACACTAAATTCTTCTGTAGTCATTATTCACTTTTAAGTTTAATTTTTTCTTCGATTACTAACAATAATTCTTGATTAGCAGCAGCTTTTAAATAAGTAATTGCTTCTGTTAATGTTTTACCTAATAAGTCTCCATCTGCAAGTAGGTATTTAGTACCTTCTTTTTTAATAACACCAGTTTCAATACCTTCTGCCAAAAGAAGCATTATATCAAAATTATCTGATTGAACAATCTCTACAAATTGTGTCATTTTATCTTCTATGATAGAAGTAACATCAGCTTGTAATTTATCTAGTTTAACAGATTTATCTATTTTTTGAAAAGGTTTGTTAAACATTTGTCCATATACTTTCAAAAAAGCTGCAAGTTTACTTGGATTATCTTCTATTTTACCATATTCTTTCCAAGCTACCTGATTTATATTAGCAGTAGTTTTCTTAACTTCATTAAGATCATCCTCATCTTCAATATAATATTTATAAGTAGCTTTTTTAGTTTTATCCTTAATTGAAGGAGCTATCTTATCTGTATTAGTTAAAAGAATTTTATAATCAATAAAATCAAAAGGGTCTGATAGATCAAGAAATCTTGTTTCTTTATTCAGCCTAACATTCCTATTAGCTACAATACTATCTTTATTATATACACCAAGCTCTTCTTTACCTCTACCTAATTCTTTAGAAAGAACTTCGATGTCTTCTTTAGAAAGTACATTACTAATTTGACCATTTCTTTGTCTTGTTGGTGCAAAACTATCATAACAACCTTCTAATTTAAAATAACCAGCATGTCTAGGGTTTTTAATCCATCCTACATTCCTATCATTAGGTTTTATTTTTAATACTTTTTCACATGGAAATTTAATTTCTTCTCTACTCATAATTTTTAATTTTAATTTATCTTTACTCTATTTTTACTCAAATTAAATTGTTGACTTAAAGAACGTTTTTGAAGATAGTCAGTCTTCAGAAGTAAAAGAAGGAGTAGAGGCTACTCCAACTTTTAAGGTAATTATGCAGCTAGTATAGAAGGAATTAAACTAGCAGTTCTAGAAGGGTCTCTTACAATTGCTCCTACACCCATACAAGCTCTATGGTATGTAGCACCATCTACTGAATTAGACATTTTACCCATCCAATCTGGTGCAGAAGGGAATGGATTTCTCAAACCATATTCCCAACCTCTAATATCCTCATCTCCTTTAACCATAGCTTTTTGGATATTTGGTTCTCCATCAAGAGTACCAATATAAAGAATATCGTATCTATAAGATTCAGCTACACCACCATCAGGGTGTTCAATTTTATTTCTAATTTTATCATCATACATTGCATCAACTTCCAAAGTTACTTTAACACCATTTGGAGCTAAGAACTCAGTGAACTGGAAACCAGCAGAATAAGCATTACTATGCAATGGAGAAGAAGTTTTTTGAACAGAATTAGTATTTGTATTATCAAACCCAACATTGTTCGCAAGACCTTGCCATCCAGCACCATCTACAGTAACGGCTTCATGGAATTGTTTAGCACCCCTTTCACCTGTTCTAAGTACAAAATGCCTGTCGTCCATTGACAATTTACCCTCTGAAAGTTCAGTAAGCATGTTAGTCAACATTTTAATACTAAATGTATTGTAATACAAAGTATTTGATACTTCCATTTGTTCTCTAATACCAGAACCCATTTTAATTACGTGTCCTGATTTACCAATATTTCTATAATCACCATTAACATCTCTGTTAGTAGTAGCAAACATTAAAAGTCTGGATTTTTCTTGAGCAAATTGATATTCAAATACCCATTCTACATGTTCCATCCACATCTCATGCTTTACTTCATTTTGGGTTTTAGGATCAACAGAATAAAAAGGAGCAATTACTCGTCTTTTTCTCATATTACCAGGGGCAGTATGCTGCATCCTAATAGCAGAAAATTCATTTCTTAAAGCCATTGTAGAATTGAACCCAATGTCACCACCTTTGTAAGATAATGTATCTTCAACAGGAGAGTAGTCTTTAGAAAATCTTTTTCCTAATACTAATTCAGCTCCAGGCATTCCATCAATAACTCCACCCATTAGCTCACATTTATAAACCCAATTACCTCCTTCTGGAGTTGGGTCTTCAAGAACTCTTAATGGATAAATTTCATTTTTCTCACCAACAATAACGTTTACATCAGAGAAACATTTTTCTCCAAATACTAGTTCAATAGTTTGACCAGCAGCACCAACGTTACTGTCAGAGGAAGCTACTACTGCTCCAGCAGCCCTAGCTTCGACAAGCTGGTAATTGCGTTCTAAAGAACCAATAAGGTCCCATGTAAATTCATCATCTGATTCAAAATACTTTACAGGGAATTTTGATAACATTGTATCCAAGTTTGGACCATAGTTGGCAGACAATAGCTTCGTTAAAATATTAGAAGCTTTTTGCGGTGCAGTATGATAGATAGACCCCAAGTGATTTGAGGTTGTCATACCATGCCAACTCTGAGCATCATACACTTGGTTTTTTCCTAATTGTGCACTCATAGTTTTTAATTTAGTTTAATTTAATTATAATTATTTTTAAGTTACTACATTGTCCAGAATTTTACTCCATTCGTTATTTGGTTTGGGAGTATTTGTATTTTCTGGTTTTACTTGATTACCTTGAAGAACTTTATCTAAGCTCTCCACAGCTTTTCTTTTTTGACTTTTTTGTATTTTAGAAAAATCTGTAAATCCTTTTGTTACATAAAACAAATAATTTAATTTTGTTTCAAAATCAACTGGATTTTCCATTCTTGCTTTCATTAAAGCATTTACTTGTTGTCCATTTTCTAAAGTAGCTACGGGCTTCATTGCCTGATCATATACTTTTTGTGCTACTTGTGTACTAATTTGAACGCCAGGAATTATTTCTTTAGTATCAAATACATTCTTTTTAAAAGTTTCAATTTGTTTTTTATCTTCAGCTTCTTTTTGAGCTTTAATTTTTTCTTGTTCTTTTGATTGTTTTTGGTACTGTGTTTTTTCAAATACTTTAATACCATCTAATGCATCTAAGGCATCTGTTACATCTTCACCAATATCAATACTTCTCTGTGCAAGTTTTTTAGCTTTTTCCTCATTATATCCTTTAATCATAAAATCTTGTACAATAAGTTGTTGTCTTAACTCCTCATTTTCTTTAATTTCATCTTCAGTTATATTACCAAGTTGAGCTTGAGTATTAAAGTGTTGCTTTACAACTTCTTCTGGAATACCATTTTCTAAGGCAGTTAAATATTCTTTTTGTGTTTCATTTAATCCAGAATATTCATTTACTTTTATTTCATTTCTAAAAGCATCTATTAAGTCATCTACTGTTTCAATTTTACTATTAGAATCCAATGATGGGAGAACCCCCTCTTCAACGAGAGTAGAGGCTAGAGTAGAGTAAAGATTTTGAGAAGATTCACCCTCGTCATCAGGAGTTTCTTCATCATCATCAGTTTCACCTACTTCCTCTGGAGTTTCCTCCTCAGTGTTTTCTTTAGTTTCTTCAACAGTTTCTTCAGGGAGAACTTCTTCCTCCTCTGGTGTTTCTTCAATTTCTTGTTCTTGTGTAATGGAAAATGCTGACATGTCTAAGTCATCAAATTTCACTTCTTCATTTTCATTAGCCATATTCTTCTCTCTTTTTTATAAACTCTAAACAAAATTCTATTTTATATGTGTCTTATTAAAACATTTTTAATATTTTCTTGAACACTCCTTATAGCACTTTTAGGTGCTTTTCTTAGAAGCTTGTTTTTTCTTAACCTCTATTTCTTTATTTTTTACTTCTATTTCATCTTTATGCATTTGCATCTCTTGTTGAAGTTCTTTTATTTTTAACATTACATCATCTTTGTGTTTTTGAACTTCTAAACCATCTTCATCAACAACACCATTATCCATAGCTTTTTCTAAGTTAAGTATTGCTACTTCTAATTTAGTTTGATTGTCTCTAATATTTCTAGATTCTTCCCCTTGTTCTTTAAGTTGAGCTTCTTGTTGTTTTGCCTGTATCTCATTTTCTTTAATCTCATTTTCTCTTTCAAATCTTTGAGAATCAGCTTGAGCTTTTTCTTCTTCTTTTTGCTCAATTTTTCTCCTAATGTCAGATAAACTATCAGACATATAAATACTCATTAGAGTACTGAAGTCCATTTTATCATTTTGAATACCAGCATGTGCCAATTCTCTAAGAACTTGATTCAATTCTTGATACTTATTATTCAAACTAACAAGGATACCATAATCAGCATCTACAAAATCATCTCCATTAATATTTAATATTTGTATAGATTCATCCCCTAATATATATTGTACTTTTTTACTTCTATTTCTTAGGGCATGTTTAGCTGTTTCAAGAAAAGCCTTCATTACTTCTACTTTAACAACATCATGTTGTAAAAATCTTTCTTCTGTAATATGACTAGATTGATTAACTGATCTTTCCACACCGCCTACGGTTTCCCTACTGGATATTTGGCCTTCTCTTTGTTTACTAATACCAACTATCTCTGACATATCTGCTTTAATATATTCAAGCATACTAATATGTTGTTGAATATAATTACCAAGATCGAGGTTAAATACTTTGCCAGTAGTGTTCATACCACCTGCTAATTTACCAGTAGCGGAACCTTTATTACCTTCTTTAAAACTATCTACAACACCAATACCATTGGCATATGCAAAATGCATCCATTTTTCAACTTCCCAATTTTCAGGAATTTTAGCAAGGTCTAATTCTAATATTGGTCCCATATATTTAGATAATGCTCTGTTGAGCCTATCTTTCATAGCATCATATAAATACTGATATTGCTTCATTCTATCCATCATACTAACAGATTTGAATTGATTGGTACTATAAATATATCCTACAATACCTGGACTACATTTAGAAGGATTATCTATTCTATTATACTGAATTGGTCTAGGGCGCATTTGAATATAAATATCTTCACCTATTTTAGTGCCTTCCCACCATTCATTGATCCATATTGTTTTTTCAGTTTCTCCTAAACTAGAATCAATTTCATAACTTTCAGGAAAAATATCTACTTGTTCCTCTCCATCTTCATCAAAGTAAGTTACTTTTTTAACTTTTCTAAAAGACTTCCAATAAACTCTTAGTATTCTAATATTACCGTTAGTATCTGTTATTTGACCATAGTTATGACCATACATTTCAGATAAATTAACATAGTCTTGAACTTCATCTCCTCTAACAAATAAATCAGGTTGTTGCTCAATAGCTCCTGTATGTTCATCTGTACTTCCTTGATAAGCAAACCCTTCCTCTATTCTATCTATTTCTTTAGGTTTTAAATCATCAAAGAATGTATCAATAACTTTTCCAGGATTCCAATAATCTTCAATAATAATTAAATCACTATCTTGAATCCAATTAGAACCTCCTGATCTAATAGTATGTACATGTAAAGGATTTAATTTATGTACAACAGGTTCATCTGCAACTATATCTGTTTGATATATTTCTTCCCCACAGATTAAAGAATCTTTAAAGCCTTGATTAAACATTAATTGCATGTTGTATTCTGCATAATAATGTCTAAGTATATTATTTGCTGTTTTTTCTTTTATATCTTGCCATGATTGTTTTAAATAACTATCATGTTTTTGCATTCTTTCCTGAACTTGCCTTTGATCTAATTCAGGGTCATTAATTACTTCTAATAATTGATTTTTCCATTGTTCTTTTAGTTGTTCTTCTTTTTCAGATATAGCATCTGGATTAGTTACAACAACTTTATAATCAAATCTTCTTTTAGCTTCTTCTCCTACTAATAAATCTATTTTAGGGGCAGCTATTGGATAATGTGGTAATTCCTCTGGTATATAGGCAGCAACAGTATTATATGGATTTATAGTTAATTCCATATCCCGTTTATTTACAATACCATTATATAAATTATAATTTATTAACTTATTTTTTCTATAGTTTCTAACTCCTTCATATTGATAAAATCCTTTACTATCGGCAGCATCTAAACATTGTTTAGCCCATGTTTTAGTTTTTTGACCTTTAGTTTTTTTCTGTGAAGGAAAACCATTAAATACAGCACTTTCGTCACTCATACTTTTTATTTTTAAACAAATTTATTATTTAATAAAATAGAATATATTAAAATTATTAATTTTCTTTAACACCCCTTATAGCAGTTTCACCTAAATTGAACTCATTTAATTGTATAGCTTTTATAGTAGGGTCTACTTTTTCCCCCCTTCTTTTTAAATGATTAACTTTAAAAAAAGGATCATTGGCTAAGTTTTTTACTTTCTGACCCATTGCTTCATCAGATACTTGTAATTTGTATTTTTTATATTCCTCTCTAAGAATCATTAACATGCCCATTGCAGAAACTCTATCAAAGTTACCATCTGGTC